CTTGGATCATGTTAAACAACAAGAAGTCAGGAACCATTGGTGAGTATGCTTTTGTTGTTGAAGCATTGAAGCAAGGACTTGATGTGTATACTCCTATAGGGGATTACAGTACTACAGATATTTTAGTAGAGAATCCCGATGGTAAACACTTCAGGGTACAGGTAAAGACAACGGGTAAACGGATTGATAACCATAGGTTTAAGGTAGTAGTAGGACAAGGACTGAAAAAGCAACGCCTAAAAAGAAAAGATGTAGATGTTCTTGCTGTTTACTTATCATCTATAGATTGTTGGTTCATAATTCCCATGAGTAAAACTAAAGGACAAAAAACCTTTGCTTTATATACGCAACGTAACAGCAAGTCTCAATGGTCTAGGTATAAGAATAATTGGGATTTGTTTTTTCATCCTAAGAAAGCACCTATGAAAGAAATAAATAAATTAAAAAACCATGTTAGCACGTAAACAAGGAAGCACTAAATGAAAATAACAGGTATTAAAACATCTGCGCTAGGCAGGAAAAGACTACGTTTAAGAATCACAGAGATCCGTCGATCTACCCCTCAAAAAAGGCATCTTCCAAAGCTACCCGAAGGCGCACCAATTAACCTTAAAACAGCAAAGCAATATTACGTACCTCTTCGTAAGCTTAAGCACCACGAGCTTCTGGCTGTTGCTGTTTCAGTTGGAATAACTGACTTTACAAAATACGGACCGAACAATGATAGGTGTAGCCTTGGTCAATTGACTAAAGCTGATGACCTGCGAAAGATTTGGGCAGACGAAGCAAAACATTTCACGCCTTGGCTGTCTGAAAGTGAGAACCTAAAAATACTTTCAAGGTCATTAGGCTTAGACTTAGAGTTACAGTATACTGAGAAAAAAGTAGGACCGTATCGTGCAGACGTCTTATGTAAAAATAAAATAGATGGCAGTGTTGTAGTCATAGAAAATCAAATCGAGCGCACTGATCACACGCATTTAGGCCAGATATTAACCTACGCATCAAACCTGAGTGCAGGAACTGTCGTATGGGTCGCTAAGAAATTCACAAAAGAACATAGACTAGCACTTGACTGGCTTAATAATGTAACACCTCACCACTTAAAGTTTTATGGTGTAGAAATTGAGCTATGGAAAATAGGAGGATCAGCTTATGCACCAAGATTTAACATAATATCTAAACCTAATAACCAAGGTCCACAATGTTAGCACGTAAACAAGGAACATACTACGAGACTCTTTTTGTAGCAGAAGCTATGAAGCAAGGACTAGATGTGTTCTTACCTGTTGGTGACTACAGTATTGTAGATGCGTTAGTACAAAACCCTGCTGGTAAACATTTTAGGGTACAAGTTAAGGGTACTAATGTTGCCCATCGTAAAACAGAAACCAATAACGGACATTATCGGATAGTTCTTGGTAGAGGTGAAGGACATAGGGAGATACCAGCAACAGAAATTGATATGCTAGTAGTGTTTATTGAACCTGTTGATTGTTGGTACTTGATACCAATGGTAAAAGCAGCAGGTCGTAAAAGCTACAGGTTCTACCCAGAGGTTCCGACATCAACATCAATGTGGAGCAAGTACAAGGACAACTGGGATGTCTTCTTTTAAAAGACCTTTATTAAAGACTTTATAAAGACCTTTTTAAAGGACTATATTATATAATTAATATTAATGTTAACCTGCTAAAAGACTTTTTATAAAGGTCTTTAAAAAGGTGTCAACCCTAAAATCAAAAATAAATTCTGGAGGTAACAGATGAATCAGGATGATCTCAATAGGGAGATGATGGAAGGAGGTATCGCTAGATACCGTGGTAAAGTACAGAGTGCTAGGGAACGAGGTGCTGAGACTGATGCATCCTATGGAGCTAGACTCCTCAGAGGAACTGTTCCAAGGCTTATAGAAGACATTGAAAGAGCTATCACGTACCATCGTACTAACCAACAGTCTGTCCCTCCTTGGATGCCTAATATCTGGGACTACCCAATTGATACGTTAACATTCATAGCATTGAAGAGTGTGTTAGATAGCATCAGCGTTAGAAAGTCCTTGATGAAGTCAGCTATGTCCATTGCTAATCTGATACAGGATGAATGTAGATATAGATGGATGCAGGATAACTACCCTGATGTATTCAAGCACGCTGATAAGGACGTTAAACGTAACAGGAAAGCAGGACATGGGTACAGGAGGAACTGGCAAACATATCTACGACATGAACATGGTGAGGTATCCAAGGGTAACATCAAAGGTTGGACCAACTGGGACCGTAAGAGCAAGGTACTTATGGGTACATGGTTCCTTGAAATGATTCGTAAGTCTACCCACTTGATCAGGTTCGTTAAGGCAGTAGAGGTACACAAGACTAAGTTCTACATACAACCAACAGAGGAACTGTTCACTTGGATAGATGAGTACAACGAGAGTCAGGAGTTTCTGTTTCCTTTATGGATGCCTATGGTACAGAAGCCTCATGAATGGACAGGTGTATGGAGTGGTGGATATACATCACATAGAAAGGTAGAAAGAATCCCTCCTCAATCCATCATCAAGACCTACGACATGGAGTACCTACGATCCCTTGATATAGATACCATGAAGGATGTTGTGGATTCCTTGAACCATATACAGAGTACACCTTTCAAGGTTAACACTAGGGTACTGGATGTGATGGAACAGTTCTGGAGTAACAACCATCTGGTAGGGGATATGCCACAAAGGGAGAACTATCCAATACCTAAGTTCCCTGATAGTGATGATCCAGAAAGGAAGCAGGAGTGGAAGAGACAAGCAGCTCGTATCCATGACAGGAACATTAGCTTACAGAGCCAACGACTACAGGTAGTAAAGACTCTTGCTCTTGCTAATAAATTTAAGGATGAACCTAAGATATACTTCCCATCTCAATTAGATTTCAGAGGTAGAGTTTATCCGATCCCTCACTTCCTTACTCCTCAAGGTACAGATATAGGTAAGTCCTTATTGCTCTTTGCTAAACCAGAAACAATCTGGAATGTAGATGATGCAAGATGGTTGGCAATACATGGAGCTAACTGTTGGGGAGTGGACAAGCTTACACTTGATGAAAGAGTTGAGTGGGTAAACAAACAGAGACAGGAGATACAGAAAGTCTTTGATGATCCACACACTAATACATGGTGGACTGAAGCGGATGAACCTTGGCAGTTCCTTGCATTCTGTTTTGAGTGGGGAGGATTACTGAAGGCAGGAGGACAGGGATATAAAACATATCTACCCTGCCAGATGGATGCGTCCAACAATGGTATACAAATACTGAGTATGTTAGCTAGAGATTCTGTTGGAGCATTAGCTACCAATGTATTACCGACAGAAACACCAGCAGATTTGTATCAGGATGTAGCAGATGTAGTCAGAAAGAAACTAGAGGAGGATGGTAGTCCACTAGCAAGAGCTTGGTTAGACTTTGGTATTGATCGTAAGACTTGCAAGCGACCTGTCATGGTCAAGCCATATGGGGGTACACGTTATAGTTGCCGTGCTTACATTGACGAATGGTACAACGATAAGATAATCAAAGAGAATGTACCTGATCCATTTAGTGGGGAAAGGTTTGCTGCTTGTCAGTTCTTATCCACTAAAGTATGGGATGCAATGAATGAGATACTGGATAAACCAGATGAGGTAATGAAGTGGCTACAGAAAAACGTAAGAGCTTTGAACGTAGAAGGTAAACACGCTGAATGGACAAGTCCTTCTGGACTTAGGGTCAAGCAACATTACAGGGGAGGGACAAGGCACGCAGTAAAGACTGTACTTACAGAAGCTGTAGTTGCTATCAGTTATAACGAGGATGCACCTACATTGGACAAGACAAGACAGGCTAATGGCATTAGTCCCAACTTCGTACACTCCATTGATGCTGCTGCTGTACACCTAACTGCCAACAAGTGTAAGGAGTTTGGTATCCATAGTCTAAGTATGGTACATGACTCCTTTGGTACACACTCACCCAGTTGTCAGCGATTAGGAGACATACTGAGATATGTGTTCGTAAAAATATTTGAAAAAGATTTGTTGACAGAGTTTCAAAACTCCCTAAAAAGCTTATCAAATACTTTACCAAGTGAATTCAAGCTTGGTGATCTACAAGTTGAGGAGGTACTAGAAAGCAAGTACTTCTTCAGTTAACCAACAACCAATAATAACATCATGTCTAACGATAGAAAAAAACAAGCACCAATAGTAACACCAGCAGGTACAGCACAATGGCCAAGGGTCAACTCACCTGATACACGTTTCGATGAGGACGGAGAGTATCGCTGCAACCTGATCGTAGATAAGAAGGAGTTCGATCACTTCAAGAAGACACTCCTCAAACTCTACGAAGAAGCCTATACCAAGGAGCAAGAGAACCAAGGCAAGAAACGTCTGAAGAAGTGGGATAGTTTCCCAGCATTCGAGGATGACGATGGCAATCTTGTTATTAAGACCAAGCGTAAAGCCGTATGGACTGATCGTGATGGTAACAAGAAGCCTAATCAGATTGCGCTTCACGATGCCAAAGGTAGTCCTATCATGGATGCACCAATCGTAGGTGGAGGTAGCAAGCTCAGACTCAGCGTTCGTCCTAAGTTTTGGTATACTGGCATGCTAGGGTTTGGATGCTCTCTTGATCTATTAGCTGTACAAGTTCTTGACTTAGCAGACTATCAACCTCAAGGTACGGACTTCGGATTTAGTGCTGAAGAAGGATACATCCATGGTGGAGAAACCTTTGACGACACTCTTGATAACGACGAGGAGGAAGACGAAGATACTGCTGATGAGGAGACCGAAACGGAAGAAGCACTCGCAAACTTCTAAGAGGAGCGGTAGATACCGTTCTGGGTTTGAAGCCAAGGTTGCATCCCAGTTAGAATCTGAGGGTGCAGCCTTTGGTTTCGAGTCTCTAAAGATTGAGTACATCAAACCAGCAACCTATACACCTGACTTTGTTCTTCGTAATGGAATCATCATCGAAGCAAAAGGAATCTGGTATCCTGAAGACAGGACTAAACATCTGCTTGTGCGGAATAGTCATCCTGATTTGGATATTAGATTGTGCTTTCAGAACCCTTTTCTCAAAATCAGAAAGGGATCAAAGACAACCTATGCGGCGTGGTGTGACAAGAAGGGGATCAGATGGTGTGATAAAGTAATACCAAGATCATGGCTTTCGTTGAAACACACCTGTCCTGTCCCGATTGCGGGAGTAGTGACGCTAGATGTGTGAACCAAGATGGCAGTTCTTACTGCTTCGCTTGCACATCATACACCAGACCAGACAAACCAAACCAACTAACAGAAAAGAAAAGCAAACCTATGAGCCAAGAGTTCGTAAAGGGTAAGACTGCTACCCTAACCAAACGTGGTCTAACACAGGATACCTGTAAGAAATGGAACTACCAAGTAGCTATCATTGACAAGGAACCTGTACAGATTGCCAACTATAGAGATGTAGATGGTAAACTAATTGGACAAAAGATACGCTACCAAGACAAACGCTTCCAAGTACGAGGAGAGTTAACAGGTCTTTATGGTATGCACCTCTGGAAAGAAGGAGGCAAACGAGTAGTGGTAACCGAAGGAGAGATTGATGCTCTTTCAATGAGCCAAGCAATGGATAACAAATGGCCTTGTGTCTCTGTTCCTAATGGAGCAGCAGGAGCTAAGAAGTCTGTAGCACGTAGCCTTGATTGGCTTGAGACCTTTGAGTCTGTTGTGTTCATGTTTGATAACGATGACGTTGGTATAAAAGCTGCCAAGGAATGTGCTGCATTGATGAGCATTGGTAAAGCTAAGATAGCAAGACTACCACTCAAGGATGCTAACGATATGATCGTTGCTAACAAATCATCAGAGCTAGTCCAAGCTAGTTGGGATGCCAAGACATTCAGACCTGATGGTATTATTGGATCAGATAACTTATGGGATAAACTACTAGAGAACAACAACCAGAAATCTATTCCCTATCCTTACTCAGGACTCAACGCTAAGACTAGAGGTATGAGGTTAGGTGAACTAGTTACAGTTACAGCAGGTAGTGGTATCGGTAAGTCTCTGTTATGTAAGGAGATTTGTTTGAACCTTCTATTACAAGGTGAGTCAGTTGGATACATAGCACTTGAAGAAAGTGTACGTAGAACTGGACTAGGTATCATGGGACTACACGTTGGTAGACAACTACACCTTGAAGAGAATGTTAACCTTGATGAACTCAAGTCAGCATTCGATGATACAGTAGGTAACGGAAAGTTCTACACTTACGATCACTTCGGATCAACAGACTCTGACAATCTACTAGGTAAGATCAAGTACTTGTGTAAGGGTTACGATTGTAATTGGATTATACTTGATCACCTATCTATTGTTGTTAGTGGTCTTGAAGATGGTAATGAAAGAAGGATTATTGATAACACCATGACCAGACTACGTACCTTGGTTGAGGAGACAGGATGCGGATTGATTGTAGTCAGTCATCTTCGTAGGCCCGAAGGGCGGGGACATGAAGAAGGAGGTACAACAAGCTTGAGTCAGCTAAGAGGTTCTGCTGGTATCGCTCAGTTGTCTGACTTTGTTATCAGTATGGAACGTAACCAACAAGATGAAGAGAACTCCAACATCTCAAGATTACGTGTACTGAAGAACAGATTCAGCGGAGAGACAGGACTAGCAGGTTCACTCTTATTCGATAAACAAACAGGAAGACTAAACGAACATACGGAAGACGAGGTAGAAGATGCTACCGAAGAGCTACCATTCTAACCAATAATAACAATGCAAGAAATACCAAACCTAAAAACATACCAAGCTAACAAAGCACTTGAGATATTCATGGAGAACATACAAGTGTTTGACAGAAAGCAAGAGGACTATGGACCATACAACATATGTGGTAATCCTCATCCAGAGTTAGGAGTAGCGTTCAGATCAGGTGACAAGGTCAACCGATTAATGAACCTGTTCCTAAAGACACAAGGAGAACCCAACAACGAGTCTGTTCTTGACAGTTGGATTGACCTTGCTAACTATGGCATCATCGGCCAAATGCTCCACAAAGGTGTATGGCTAGAACCAAACCAATAAGAAATGCAAAAGAGAATACTATTCTTCGACATAGAAACTACAGAGATCGAAGACTTTACCAGACTGTCAGGTGATATAACTGTACATTGTCTGAGTATATTTGACCTAGCTTCAACAAAGGTCGTTACATTCCACGGAGATTCTATAAGGCAAGGCGTTACCATGCTGGAGGAAGCTGACGAAATCGTTGGTCATAACATCATTGGGTTTGATATCCCAGTTCTCAAGAAGGTATATCGATTCGCTCCTAAAGGTAGAGTGTTTGATACACTACTGATGGCAAGGGTTGAGTGTCCTGATGTTATGGCAGATGATATACGTGACAATCAGTTCGTTAAAGATAACCCTGTAGATGGTATAGAACCCACACCCAAAAGCTTGTATGGTAGTCATTCCTTGGAGGCTTGGGGTCATCGACTAGGTATTCCCAAAGGTGCATATGGAAAGGAGGATAATGCATGGGATACTTACAACGAAGAGATGCGTGAGTACTGCGAACAGGATTGCTTAGTAACTCATAGACTATGGGACTTGTTGCAGAATGAATGTAAAGTACCTGACCAAGTACGAATCATTGAGCATACATTTGCACACATCATTCGACAACAAGAGAAGCGAGGTTTTGCATTTGATACCGACAAGGCTGAACAGTTGATAGCTAAGTTGTCAGTTCGTAGAGCTGAGATCAAAGACGAACTTCAGAAGATGTTTGATCCAACCATTGAGGAGATGAAGAGTCCTTTGTGCTGGAGACTGGAACATGAAGGAGAAGTTATCGAAGCACCTACCAAGGGTCAGCTCAAGGAAGTACTCAAGGAGCGAGGCATCAAGCAAGTCCTAGTTAAACACGCTAAGAAAGTAGGTAACAAGAAAAAGGTTATCCCATTCAATCCAAGTTCCCGTCAACAGATAGCAGATCGCTTAATGAAGCTAGGATGGAAACCTAAGTTGATGCATTCAGATGGTGAGACTCCACGTATTGATGAACCTATACTTAAGTCTATCAAGCATCCATCTGCTGGTAAACTACTGGAGTATCTACTGGTTACCAAACGATTAGGTCATCTTGCTGAAGGTAAGCAGGGATGGGTTAACAACGTAGTCAATGGTAGGATACATGGTAAGGTTAATACTAATGGTGCTGTTACAGGACGTTGTACCCATAGTAATCCTAACCTTGCTCAAGTTCCAGCAGTACGTGCTGAGTATGGAGCAGAGTGCAGGGAACTGTTCAAGGCTGGAGATGGTTACGTCCTAGCTGGTACAGATGCGAGTGGTCTGGAGCTACGATGTCTTGCTCACTACCTAGCCTTCTATGATGGAGGTGAATATGGTAAGTACATACTAGAGGATGACATCCATACAGTTAACATGAAAGCTGCTGGTCTTACCGATAGAGATCAAGCCAAGACATTCATCTATGCATTCCTTTATGGAGCAGGTGATGGTAAGATTGGTGACATCGTAGGAGGTAAACCTGCTGATGGTCGTAGACTCAAGGAACGATTCCTTAACAGTCTACCATCCCTCAAGCGACTCAAGAAAGATGTAGAAGCTACTGTCAGGAAACGTGGAATACTACGTGGTATAGATGGTAGACGTTTACCAATTCGTAGTGAGTATGCTGCTCTGAATACACTCCTTCAATCATGTGGTGCTGTTGTTATGAAGCAGTCCTTGATAGAATTGTACATGAAACTACATAGCATTGGATGGACTCACGGCAAGCAGTATGCATTTGTCGGTAACATCCACGATGAGTTCCAAGCAGAGGTCAAACCAGAACTAGCAGAGATATACTCACAACACGCAGTTAATGCGATAACACAAGCAGGTAAAAGACTAGGCATGAAGTGCCGACTGGACGGTGAATGCATGATAGGTAACAACTGGAAAGAAACACACTAATGAATACTACACTACTAATTGACGGAGATGTTCTAGCATTTGATGGATCATTTGCAGGACAAGAAATAATACAATGGGATGAAGAACTATGGACTACTCATGGTGACTCAGCTAAAGGTAAGACACACATCAGTAATCGTATATCCAAGATACAGGAAGTAATTAAACCTGATGAAACTATCATAGCGTTTACCCATACAACCAACTTCAGAAAGGTAATTAACCCTGACTACAAAGCTAATAGAAAGGGACAGTTCAGACCTCTACTTCTTAATCCTTTAAAAGATTGGATGAAGGAAACATGGAAGAGCGAGTGCTGGGAACTACTGGAAGCTGATGATGTGTTATCTATTCTTGCTACAGAAATACAGGATAAAGATAACAGGACTGTAATTGCTAGTATCGATAAGGACTTTCATGGAGTCCCTAGTGACTGGTACAACTACAGGAAAGATGAGCTATATAACCACAAGGAACTAGACTCTGAAAGGTTCCATCTTATACAGACTATAGCTGGTGACGCTGTTGATGGATATAGTGGTATACCTAAGTTTGGCCCCAAGACAGCAGAGAAACACCTTGATAGGTTTGGCTATCATTGGGATACGGTAGTCCGACTATATGAATCAAAGGGTTTAACAGAAGCGGATGCTCTTATGAATGCTTGGATGGCTCGCCTTCTAAGGAAGGATGAGTACAACACTAAAGAAAAACGTATTGAAACTTTATGGTTTCCCGATACTTTTTCAGAGGATGATAAACAAAAGTACTTACCTGTTGTTCATTCATTAACAAAGACTAATGATGCCTTCTGATAAATTCCCTGATGTTTCTAAAGAACTAGTAGACCAGCTTGAAAGTATTGTACCTAACCGACTTCCTGATCTTAGTTGGAATGATCGTAGGATATGGTATGAAGCAGGTAAGCGTAGCCTTGTAGACTTTTTAAAAATGAAGTACGAGGATCAAATAAAAACCACAATCATAAAGGATTAATCATGTGTATGGGTAGACCTAAGATGGTAGCGCCTCCTCCACCTCCACCAGCTCCTCCTCCTCCAACTCCTATGGCAAGTCTTTCAATGACAGAACGAGGAGCAACAACAAGAGGAACTTCACAGACAAAACGTAAACGTAGAGGTATTGGTTCATTAAGAATATCTAGCGGAACTAATACAAACTCTTCTGGAACAGGAGTAAACGTATGAATGGATGTACTAACCTAATAAAACTACAGAAGGAAACACTTCTTAGTGATTGTTACGCCAACACAACAGGAAGTCCTCATCCAGTAGAACGAGCTAAAGGTTGGACATATAGTATTGAAGCTACTGGTTCAGCGGATGTTACTGTAGATATAGAAGCGTATATAGGTACAAACTGGTATAGCATTCACCAAGAAGTTATTACAACTGCTGGTAGCTACATGGTGCGTGATGACGAAGGTCACTACGAAAAGCTACGTGCGGTTACCTCTAATTATAGCGGTGGAACCATTAACGTATACGCAACTGGTACAACTCAATCCCTATAAGTATGAAGCTACCGTCCCTTACGGCAGACTCTGCATCCGAATTTCGGAGGATACCTAACAAATTTAATAGGTTACCCAACAAGTTTGTACGGTCGTCAAACCTTATACCGACTGTGCCTGTGGGTGGAGATATTAAAGGGACGGTGTTGGTACGTATCAGCACAACCGCTGCACCGACACTAACAAAAGAAGCATCTGCGTCTGCGTCAGTATCAGTCTCTGCACAGGCTAAGGGACACTACACGTACTTTGCTATTGCCGATGTAACAATTAGCGCAACAGCAGCAGGTCAACGCACAGCAGGAGGTACTGCCAACATAGGTGTTGATATAACCTCAACTGCTGACGGAAGCGTTTTCACTGCACATAGTGGTGTGGCTACAGTAGGTGTTACCATTGAAGCAACAGCAGCAGCAGCAACAGGAACTACCCACAGCAGTAGCACAGCAGATTGTCAGGTTAATATTACTGCTTCTGCTAACGGTTACAACATCAGCGACACTATACCAGACGAAACCGCCAACGGTAACAACATGGTAATGGAGGGTACTGGTTGGACCTTTGAGACTGATGCTGCTGTAGGTACTAGGTCGGTTGATTTTGGTAATTCGGGTACTTCTTACGGCATTATAGACGAGTCGTACCTAAGCGTATTCCGCAGTCCTTGGTCGTTTTCTTGTTGGTATAAACCAGATAACGGAACTATTGGAACGACTGGTGGCGGAACTAGCATATTATACCTACTCCATACGGGCATAAACGGACCTACTAATCCGCTGGGAAGCCATTATCAAATGTACCATTATAACAGGAAACTACGTTGGTGGTCTAGGATAGATACTAGTGGAGCTTCTACACTTCGCGATACTGGCAACGTATTTTCAGAAGGTTCTGGTACTAATGATTGGGTACATATTGTTGTCACAGTCGATAATGTCGGTAACCCAACTATGTACATTGATGGTAGTGAAACAACACTGACTACAGACTCAACACCTAATACAGAAAATCTTTCTGAATATTCTAACACCTCAGATGTGCGGATAGGTTATGGCAGGACTGGAACAGCTGAAGGTTATAAAATTGACGATGTTTCCATCTGGTCCACCGAACTAACCAGCACACAGGTCAGCAACCTTTATAACAGTGGTAGCGGTACAGACCTGACAGGTAGTAGCAATCTTGCTGGTTGGTGGAAGATGGGTGACAGCAATGTTGTACCAGTTACTCACACAGGAGCAGCAACAGTTTCAGTAGACGTTACAGCAAGTGCTAGTGGAGAAACGTTTACTACCCACTCAGGCACAGCCTCCTGCCAAGTTAATCTATCAGCATCTGCTAGTGGTACTGTTACATCCCCTGACTACGAACAAGAAGTATCAGAAATAACCAGTCTAAAGGGTTGGTTCGATGCTAATAAACCTAACGGAACGGACCAAACTGGATTTACTAACGGTACAGCAGTCACCACTTGGACTAGTCGTGTAGGTACATCTGTTACACTAGGACAGTCTACTGCATCGGCTAAACCGACATGGAATACCAGTCAGATCAACTCACTTCCCGCAATAGACTTTGCTGTAGGTGACTGGCTCAATTCAACAAGTACCGATATTAAAGACATTGTTCACGGTCAAAATAACATAGCAATTACGACCTATGTTGTGATGCAGGTGGATAACTACCCCTCATCTTCAGCGTCAGGTGACGCAATGGTTTTGGGTTGGGAAGATACGGTCACAAGTGTCGGTTCCCAAGACGTTTTCCACCTACCACGAATCGAACGGGGAACAGGCTACCTACAATTACTAGAAAGAGCTGGTGGCACAGGATTAACTAACCTTGCAGGATACGAGTATCAAACAGCATTAGGCACAGGTTCTTATAAATACTTTGGATGCATTGCTGGAGCAACTTCTATAACGCTACGTGTGAATGGCTCTGAGCAAACCTTGAGTAACTATTTAGGTGGAACATGGAACACAGCACAAACACATGACGCCCATCAACTGCAAGTAGGCGGCTTCAGTAACGCTGGCGGTTCACAGATACTTTTAGATGGTAAGATAGCTGAGATACTTATATTCAATTCTACCCTAGGTTCAACGGATATAGCCTCTGTCGAAAACTACATAACCGACAAGTATAACCTGTGATGAAGACATATTTATTATACGACACACAGGACGAATGGAATGCAGCAAACCAACAGGCTGAAAATTTCCTAGGTATTCCTAGTTCTGACGGTACGACTGAGTATGATGTAATTAAACAGGTAACCAAGGCCGATCACGCAGATTACGGTAAATATTTTTTCACTCTAATCGATGCAGAGCAAGACGGAGTTACGCTCAAAAGTCAGTTTCCAGAAGGTCAACCCTTTTCTGAACTAGGTACATGGCAGGAGCCAATAGAAGAATTTTAAACAATCCCGAAGGTGAGTGGTACACCGACCCTGAAGGACTTTAACTAACACAACTATAAATAACAGGAGACATAATCATGTCAGAAGCATCAGACTACGTTGAGAACCAGATACTTAACTGCTATCTCAATCAAACAAACATTACAGCACCGACTGCTATTCACCTTGGACTTTTTACAGCTAACCCAACGGAAAGCGATGAAGGTTCAAGCGGTGGTACGGAAGTTAGCGGAAATGGGTATTCCCGTGTTGCTATTACCGACAAGTTTGGTACAGCAAGCGGCACAGGAGGCAGTCTTTCCAGTAACGCTGACATAACAGGCTTTACAGCATCAGGAGGAAATTGGGGAACTGTCACAGGCATAGGCATATTTGATAGTGCCTCTGGTGGTGAACTACTATTTTGGACTGCACTAGACAGTAACGCTACCGTTAATGACGGTGACTCATTTCAAATCTCTAGTGGTAA